CTGTTGTAAGGCTTACGTTGCCAGTACCATCAAAGGTAACTCCACTTGCTTCTACGTCTCCAGTTAGTTGGAATGTACGAGCAGTAGCGAGGGCTGTGGCTGTACCAGCATTACCTGTTGCAGAGCCAGCAGTTCCTGATACGTTACCAGTTACGTTACCTGTTAAGTTACCTGTAAAGGTACCTGCAATAGCACCAGTACCAGTAATGGTTGGGCTAGTTAGGGTTTTATTGGTTAATGTCTGTGTGGTATCAGTTCCAACCAATGTTGTGGTTGCATCTGGAATAGTGACAGTTCTATCTGCTGTAGGGTCTACTACTGTAAGGGTTGTTTCAAAAGCATCAGCAGTAGCACCTTCAAATACAATACTTCCATCACCAAGGGTAAGGCTTGAAATAACTGGACTCGTCAAAGTCTTATTAGTTAGGGTCTGAGTATCTGTAGTTCCAACTACTGTTCCAGAAAGACCGTGAACAGCAGATGTTGCTTCAACGTGAGCGTTGGCTTCACGGTAGTCACGACCAATCGCCATATGGCGTACTGCAGCACCAGCAGAGTGGGCTGTAGCAGATGAGCCATCGATGCCACGAGTGATTGTCAGAGTGTTAGACGAGACCGCCGTGACATCTACGAGTTCTTCAAGTGCCGTATCTGGGTCGATAGCAACTGTAAAGGTTGTACCAGCAGTTACTGTGATACCACCGAGCAGAGTTGTTGCAGAACCCACTGTCATAGTTGTATCGCCAGAAGCGATTGCTGAACTCAGCGTTGTTTGCTGAGAGCGGGATGAGTATTTTCTTGTTGTCATTTAGGTTCCTATCGGCGGGAGAAGTGAACTCGTGGTGGATAATTCTGTTGCTGAGCCTTTGTTTCTTCGTTAAGGCGCTGTGTGAAGAGTGCGTAGAGTTGCTTGGTTGCTGTCTGAGAAGCACCGTATGGGCGCTTAGAGTCTGTCTCATCAGCCTGTGGGCTAACTTGTGCAGCACGAGCAGGGTCTAGGAATGAGAGCAAGCGATAGGCTGCTCCAAGGATTACAACGTCACGTGTGGACTCTGGAAGTCCAGTCTGTGTTGCATAGTCCTGAGCATTTGTTGTGAACACCTCTGGGTCTGTAGCGTATACAACCTTGACTGTACGACCTGGCATAGGTGAGTCTGAGCCAAGGGTTACTGTCTGTGCTCCAGCACCAAAGGCTGTTGAGTTTGCTATAGAGTCGAAGTCCCAGCGACGAATTGGAATCCATTCCTTTGAAGGTCCAATGTCGCTCCAAGATAGAGTCAAGATGTTCTTGATGTTAAGATTGTTGAAAGCGTATGTATTGACCGCAGCGCTGAATGTAAATGTTGTTGACTTTACAGCAAAGATGCTGGCTCCAAGGGAGCGGATTGTGTCATTGATTGCACGCTTGATTGCACTCTTTGGGAATGTAGGAGAGATTGTTACTTTGGTATCTAGCGTGTGTGTTGCTGCTGTAGTACCAAGGTACCCACGACCATAGGGAGACACAGTTGCTGTGTTACCCACACGGTCATAGGAATCAATCCACATTAGTTCTTCGTCAATCTCGATAACGCCTTTACCCACAGAGTCAGTTGAGCCTAGGCTAAGTACCAAAGGCGCAGCCGAAGACGACGTGGTTGTTGTTACGGCGCTGGTAAGGTGCGTTGCTCTATCCTGCTGGAATGTATATCCAGACAGGTTAATGAGCACCTCATCCATCATCTGACTTAAGGTGTAAGACATTACTTCCTCTTATTCCCTACGAATACATCGTAGTAGTTAACATCGAAAGAGAACCGCTTCATATGTGGAACAGTTGCATCTGTGTGTGCAAAGACTGGAATGTCAGCCTTGTCACATAGGGCGAAGAAGTAAATATCCTCACCCATAAAATTCTTACCGTGACCTACATCTGAGAACAGTGGAGCATTTGGCAATACTGCTCTAATGCGGTCAACTACACTACGGTGCATAAGGACGAATCCCATACCCGCTGCGCCTACCTGTATTAACTTATCCTTTGGCAGTGGATGGACTCTCTTGATTCCAACATCTTCGCCATTGGCTACAAACCAGAACAAGGTTGGCATTGGTTCCATCAATGGTTCCTCAGGGAAGTCAGTTGTAAAATAGACTCCAGTTACAATCGGACGCTTCTCAACATCTCGGTTGTCCCACAGGAGTTTGAACTTCTCTGGGCTAATGACTACATCTGAGTCAACCCATAGAATCCAGTCTGACTTATTACCTTCGTACCAATGGTTGATTACCCTGTCACGCTGCCTAGCAATCTGATTGCCTTGACTGCGAAGAGTGGTTACGACCTCTACTCCAGAGTGGAGCATTACGTCGGTAACTCCCTGCATAAACTTTCCATCAACCATACCGTTATCGCACCAGGCGATAGCCAACTTGTCATTCATTGTCCCCTGCTTTCTTATTTCTTCTTTGCCCTGACGTTATCCACTAAATTAGGATAAGGTCGTCCAGCCTTTTTAGCCATTGCCTTAGCCTTGGTCTTCTGTGCTGGTGTCAATGGTGTTGACTTCTTCTTTGGGTTCTTTGTATCCCAGAATGCTTTCTTCTTCACCACTTCACCTTATCTGCCCAGTATGCTGCTGACATTTTGCCCCTAGCAATGTTCTTTGCGTGACGAGCCTTAAAGGATTTCTGTCGCGCTGTAGGTTGTCTATCTCCAGTAACACCCTGTTGACCAAAGCGAATAGTCTTAACCTTTGCACCCTCTTTAGCCACAACAACGTGTGACTTAGTAGGATGGCTAGGTGTACGCTTTGGCTTATTGAAACCAGAGACTCCTGCTCGCTTTAGTCTTGAATCTTTCATTATTACTTCTTCTTTCCTGGTTTCTTAGCAGTCTTCTTAACTACCATCTTCTTGCCAGTCTTTTTGGCTTCTTTCTTTGCCATAGCCATACCCTTTGCAGTGTAGGCAAACTCTTTCATTCCTACTTTTGGCATTACTTCTTCTTGCCCATCTTCTTTGCGACAGCCTTCTTAGCAACAGCCTTCTTCATAGACTTTTTGCCCATCTTCATTTCCATCATCTTTTCTTTCTTAGATTCCATCTTCTCGCCCATTTTGTATGCCTTGTTCTTCATCATTAGACTGCTCCAGTTTCTTTCATAATGAAGGCTACGTTCTTCGTAACCTTGTCTGCTCTAGTCATTGTGCCACCGTCGTAGGCTTTGCCCAATGTCTCACTTGCTTTGTATGCTGCCTCAACCTGAACTGGATGTGTCCCGTTAGGTTGAATTCCATCTGCTCTAGCCTGTCGATAGAACGCTAGGTTGCCTTGCCACTTCTTATCTGAAATATCTCTTGTTGCATCTCCTGCGTTGAGTTGAAGGTTCTTAGCCTTACATCCAAAACAAGGGTCGATATGGCAGTTGCTGTGGTCTATCAAAATCTCTTCGGTTGATGGCAGTGGAATCTCTGAAGTCAGGTCGCACTTTGTGCAGCCATACTCAGATACATAAGAAACCATATCTCCATCTATTAAGTTGTAGCCCCACTTCTTAACCTTGCTAACGTGGTTGCAGTCCATTGTGTCCCCTACTCTGCTACGAAGTTTGCCTCTGTAACATCAATTCCACCTGCTATTAGTGCAGCCTTTGTGACCTCACTAATGCCTGTATATTCGTGCCCACCCAGATAGTATTCATCGAATGAATCAAGTTCATCTTGGGTGTACCAACGACCAGTGCTGTATACGCCTCCAGTCTTGACGACTGTTAGCCCTCTGTTCAACTTGAAGAAGTAGAACAAGCGGTGCCCACCTGAGGGACCTTCTTCTACAACGGGTGTTGTGAATTTATAAGTTGCCATTGTTCTCCTTAATGAACTTACTGTTAAGTAAAGGCTAAGCGAACCTAGCCTTTACTCAACCGTCAATCAATTAAGCGATTGATGAACCTGACTCAACGCGGTATAGAGCCTCTTCGCGGAAGCGAGCGAAGCCTAGAACGCCGTACCATCCGATTGGACGGAAGCGGTTCAACTTATCGGTAACTGGACCGATAACTGTGTGTGGCTCTTCTGCCACTGCCTCAGCAAGTGCTTGCTGTCCAGCGATGATTGTGCGGTACACCTTTGCAGATGAAGCACCATCAGTTGCTGAGTAAAGGCGTGGTGACTCTACGAAGTAGGCACCCTTGTAACGTCCGATTTCTCCAGCCCAGATACGGTCTTGTGAAATACCGTATGCGTTTGGAACAACCCAACCTGCTGCAGATGACTCAAGCATAAGGTCGTGAGCAACATCTGGGTGGATTCCAGCCCAGAACTCTGAACCGCGCTTGCCTGATGCCTTGTTACCGCGCAACTTAGCAACTGCCTTAGCGATGTTCGCTGTAGATAGTGTTGCTGCTGCTGTAACTGTAGCAGTTGATGTAGCAGTTGAACCTGAGTAGATTACGTTTGAACCGCCGCGAAGTGCTGTCATAGCAAGTGCGTCGATTGAATCTGCCTGGTTACGTGCCATAAGTGTTACGATGTCTGGGTCTACAGATGTGAGTGAGAACAACTGCAACGCACGTGTGTTTGTTGTAGCGTTACCGAACTCCTGCATTGTGATTGTCACAGATGTAGGTGTTCCGATTGATACTCCGTCAATGTCTGTTGACTCAGTAAGAGCAGTAGTTGCGTTAGCAAGGTCTGCGTACTTCTGAAGTACAACAACGTTTCCGTTGTTTGTTGGGGATACTGGGCGCTTGTCTGCTACAGAACGAATGAGAGGCTCATCGCGTAATGCAAATTCAATGAACTTGTCATACGCCTTCTGTACTAAACCTGCGCTACCTGCTGTACCTCCGAGAGATGCTGAATCTGTCGATGTAAATTGTGTAGCCAAGTTGTCACCTCCAAGTGACTAGGAACTATGA